AACAACCGGACGAGTGGTGGAGCGATCGTCTCGACATGGACATAACACCCAGGTGGGTGTTGCAGTATTGGGGTACCGAAGTGGCACGTCGCAACTTCCATGATGATATCTGGATCGCCAGTCTAGAAAACAAATTGCGCAAAATAACCGATGATGTGGTCATAAGCGACTGTAGATTCCCCAACGAAATCGCCGCTATCCGGTCGGCAGGTGGACGTGTGATACGTGTTGTCCGTGGACCCGAGCCTGACTGGTACGAATTTGCCCGAATGGTAAATCAAGGACCCGATCACAATTTACAGTGGAGTTGGGCAAAAACACAGCTAGAAAAATTCGCGATCCATGCCAGCGAAACTGCCTGGATTGGTACTCGTTTTGACGCTGTGGTTGAAAACAACGCCAGCCTTGATGACCTGTATCGACAGATCACCGATCTGGTTCAAGATCTCCCGCCCGCCACGGCAAGTTAGATCGGGCAACCGCTATCACACAGTTTTGACACACAGTTTTTAGATTGCGAACAGCGACATTGTTCATGTCACCATCCACATGATAGACCACTAACTGTGCTGAATACGTGGCTTTGAACCCGCAACGATCACAGGTGGGTTTTTTCTTGTAACCTGCACTCTGCCATCTGGCAACCGGAACTTTGGTTCGCTGATTCTTTTTGATACAGGATTCGCAACGACCGCGATAGTACGCCTGTTCACCTCGATAGTAATTTACGGCACAAAATCGCTGTTTGCAAACTGGACATAAGGGTCTTGACATCTTGTATTTAAGACGAACCTTTCCAAAGGGAACCTAACCGCCTGTCTTTTTGCCATTGGCCATAAATATCTATACTAGAAAAAAAGGATTTTAATATGGCCTTAGTATCCCCAGGTGTACAAGTTAGCATAATTGACCAGAGCAATTATATTCCCGGCGCTACCAATTCGGTACCGTTTATTTTGTTGGCAACTGCTCAGAACAAAGTGTCTGGAGCCGGTGTTGGCGTTGCGTCAGGCACGTTGGCTGCTAATGCAAACAAAACTTATTTGATGACAAGTCAACGTGACTTGCTTAACACCTTTGGTGTTCCGTTCTTTTACAATACCACAGCTGGTACTCCAATCAACGGATACGAGCTCAACGAATATGGTTTGTTGGCCGCTTACAGTGCGCTGGGTATTACCAATCAATGTTATGTACAGCGTGTCAACATTGACTTGGCTGCTCTTACTGCCAGTTTGACCAGACCGGTGGGTGTACCCGACAACAATACCTATTGGTTAGATTCAGTCAACACCAATTGGGGCATTTTTGAGTGGAACTTGACCACAGGCGCATTCAGCAACAAGATTCCTAGTGTTATTACCAGCACAGCCAATCTAGAAACCGGCACTACAATGCCGTTACAAAGTTATGGCAGTATCGGTGACTATGTGGTAGTTGGTGGCGGAGTCCAGGGTGCTAACATAGCAGGTGCATTACAAAATCCTGAATACTACAAGCGTGGTGGTGCAACCAGTACACAAACCAGTTCATCACATTTGAGTGGTCTATACAACAGCTGGGTAGCGGTAGGTAGCGATGACTGGAAAACTGCATGGCCCACAGTGACAGGCACACTGGCACCAGCATCATTGACTGCTAACAACACGATCCGCATCAACAATACAACTACTGTGACAGTACCTGTTGCTGCAAATGCTACGCCAACTGGTTTGAGCACAGCGATCAACACAGCCGCGATTGATGGTGTTTATTCTGCCGTGATCGGTGGTGCACTGTTTATCTATGCTGACAGCCAATCCGACGGTTACGTAGGATCGGTCACAAGTGGTACTGCAAACGTATCAACTGGTATCGCTACTTTGACATTTACCAATTCTGGAAATGCTGTACCCAATCCTTATCCGGTTGGTAGCACTGTTACCATCACTGGTACAACCAATGGTACATACGACGGAGACTTTGATGTCGTGTCTTCAACCAACACCACAGTCAGTTTTGCAACCACATCTAGCGGTAGCGTAAGCGCCGGTACTATCAAATGGTATGGCAGTGTTAGCGTCACTAACGGCACAGGTACTCCATTAACCACATTAGGTATCGCACCAGGTGTGTATGCAACTCCTGAATACCAGGCCAGCCCAAGCTATCAAAACCCAAGATGGAACAGTTCAAGTGCGATACCGTTCCCAACCGGTTCAGTCTGGCAAAAAACAAACAATGTAAACTTGGGTACCAACTTGGTAGTCAAGAAATACAATTCAACCCTAGGCGTATTTGTACAACAAAATTGCCCAGTATATGCCTCAGATGCTGCCGCTTTATACGGATTAGATCCAGCTGGTGGCGGAGCCAATATTCCTACTGGTGCCACATACGCTCAGGTTGATCCGTACGGTGATGGAACCGGCGCATTCATGATCTGGGAACGCTATATTTTAGGTGCTACCAACGTGACTGGCTATGCAGTTCCAAGTGGCTTTACCAGTGGTGATACTTTTACAATCTCGGCTACCGAATCTGGCAGTGCTACACTCAACACAGCCACAGCAGAATTGACCGGTACCGAAGTGTCAGATTTCATTGCTGCAGTCAGTGCCGCAGCGGTTCCTTATGTAAGTGCCACAGTTGACAGTAGCGGTTTTGTAGTGTTTACACACAGCCAAGGTGGCGACATCCAGCTTACTGATTTGTCCGGCGGTAGTGCTGTAAGTGATGCTGGATTCGTTACCGGCCAAAACATCCGTGGTTTGACTGCTTTAAATGTTACCGACACTAACACATTAGTGCTCAGCAACTGGGTAAGCTATCCAACATTTAGCTATACAACCAGCGCAACTGCTCCAGACCAAAATCCGCTCAATGGTACTTATTGGTACTACAGCGATACCACACAAGTGGATATCATGATCCAGGATGGTGGAAGATGGCAGGGTTACCAGAATGTGACCAACGACATCCGCGGTTACGATCTAAGCCAAACCAATGCTAGCGGTCCAATTATTGCTGCTAGTGCACCGACCACACAAAATGACACAGCACTAAGTCCATTACAGTATGGTGACTTGTGGATTGATACCAGCAATCTTGAACTGTATCCGGTGATCAACCGTTGGGAAAGTGTCGACGGAACCGATCAATGGGTACAGATTGACAACAGCAATCAGACCACACAAAATGGTGTGTTGTTTGCTGATGCACGTTGGGCACCAAACGGAACCACAGATCCGGTAGCAGATCCATTGCCGACCATTACCAGTTTATTGGTCAGCGACTACTTGGACCCAGATGCACCGAGTCCAAGTCTATATCCGGAAGGTATCCTGTTATGGAATACTCGTCGTAGCGGATTCAATGTCAAGACATTCCAAAACAACTATTTCAACACCACTGACTACCCAGCATACACTTGGTCAAGCAGCACTGCTTACAGTATCGGTAACTTGGTAACTTATAGCAGTGTGGTTTATATCTGTTTGACAGCCAACACCAATCAAACTCCAGGTACCACGGCTTACTGGACACCAATCACAGTGACCAATACTTGGTTGACAGCCAGCGGTAACCGAGCAGATGGTAGCCCATACATGGGACGTCAAGCACAACGAGCCATTATTGTAAAAGCACTCAAGAGTGGAGTTGACAGCAATACCACAATCAGAGAAGAACAAAATCAGTTCAACTTGTTGGCCTGCCCACAGTATCCAGAATTGGTACCAAACTTGGCAGTGCTCAACGCCGATCGTGGACAAACTGGATTTGTAGTAGCAGATACTCCGTTACGATTGACACCAGACGAAATCGTTAACTGGGCAACTGACAACAACGGCCTAGGATTCTTGACCGGTGATGGTAACCTCGATGTTGGTGATCCGTATGCGGCTGCTTTCTATCCAAGCTGTACTACCAACGACCTTAGCGGTAACTTGGTAGTAACATGCCCAAGCCACATGATGTTGCGTACAATCATTCGCAGTGACGAAGTTGCATATCCATGGTTAGCACCAGCTGGTACAAGACGTGGTGTGATCGACAATGCCACACAGATCGGTTACTTGAACGCACAAACTGGTGAATTCCAACCATTAGGCGTAAATCAAGGCCTGCGTGATGTGCTATATCAAAACGACGTCAACCCAATCACCTTTATTCCCGGTGTTGGTATCACCAACTTTGGTAATCATACCTTGCAAGGCACAACCACAGCACTTGATCGTATCAACGTGGCTAGATTGGTAGCGTTTTTGCGTGCCAGATTGGCCGCAATTGGCAAGACCTATTTGTTTGAACCAAACGACACTATCACACGCAATCAGATCACCAATAGTATCACTAACTTGATGATTGATTTGGTGGCCAAACGTGGTATCTACGATTACTTGGTTGTATGTGATCTTACAAACAACACACCAGCCAGGATCGATGCCAACGAATTATGGGTTGATATCGCGATCGAGCCAGTCAAAGCTGTTGAGTTTATATACATACCAGTACGTATACAGAACACAGGAACCATTGGCGCACAAACTACAGCATAATGAATCGGGACAAAATGGCTAAAATTTTGTCCTGGCTCGGTGCCATAAATAACAGTAACTAGGAGATAGAACACAAATGGCTACATCATCGCTAACAAAAATGACCGTGCCCTTGGCCAGCGATCAAAGCAACAGCAACCAAGGCTTGTTAATGCCCAAACTGAAGTATCGCTTCAGAGTGACATTTCAGAATTTTGGAGTATCGACCCAGGTAACAGAATTGACCAAACAGGTCGTAGACTTTACGCGACCAAATGTGACCTTTGAAAACATTGATCTTCCTATCTACAACAGCACTATCAAGTTGGCCGGCAAGTATGCCTGGCAGGACATCA